AGGTGGTTTCTTGATTCTTGATGATTACACCAGAGCTGATGCAAGGTTTATGCAAGCAACAATGGAGATATTAGACAGACAAGAATATGTATCTTGGAAGCTACCAAAGAACTGGCATGTAATCTTGACTACTAATCCAGACAATGGTGATTATAATGTAACCAGTCTAGATGTTGCTCAGAAGACTAGATTTATCTCAGTTGAGTTAAAGTATGATTCTGATGTATGGGCTAAGTGGGCAGAGAAAGCAAACATAGATGGTAGATGTATTAACTTTATGTTGATGCACCCAGAATTGGTAACTCAAAGAGTTAATCCAAGAGCTATTACTACTTTCTTCAATGCAATTAGTTCTATTGAGAAGTTTGAAGCAGACCTGCCTCTAATCCAAATGATTGGTGAAGGTTCTGTTGGTGTAGACTTTAGTTCAATGTTTACTATGTTCATTAATAATAAGCTAGATAGGATTATTTCTCCAGTAGACATCCTGACTAAAGATGAGCAGTATGTTATGAACTCTCTTACTAATGCAGTAGGGAAAGATAATGACTTCCGGGCAGATATCTCTAGTGTTATTGCAACAAGGGTGATTAACTATTCTCTTACTTTAGCTGACAAAGGTTCAGTAGGTAAACCAATCATTGACAGGATAGCTAAACTTACTACTGACTGTGAAGCATTCACTGATGACCTAAGATATTATATGGTCAAAGAGATTGTTAATGGTAACAAAGTCCGGTTCAGTCAGCTCATGATGAATCAGGACGTGGTGAAGATGGCTGTCAAGTAAAGCAAACATCAAGCAGTTCCCCACCAAAAGGAACTTAGAATTTAATTAAAACAAACATAGGGGGAGATAAAACTCCCCTTATTAAACTTAAAAGAATGAAAACATACTTACATATTTATGAAGTAGATGCCATGCATAATGAGCTAATCATAAAGGTAGAACCTTTATATTGTGCAGATAGTAGTACAAACATAGTAACTGCAACTGATAAGGATTACACCCCGTCAAAAGGAGATAAGCTTTATTTTCTACCGGGGGTTAATATACCTAGAGTAAAACTAAAAGACTTGTCTTTGCAACATGGTATTAAAACTGTCAGAAATATAAATGATGCTACACATATCTTTGCTGGTAAGAATACTAAAGATAAGATTACAAGTGGAGCTTGGTATTATTCTATACAAACTTCAGCTGTTAGAGCTATTCTTCTAGACCCTGAACTTGTAATAGATGATTATTATAAAGAAAATCTTACACAAGCTTTAGAGTTTTATACTGAAGATGTAGTTATTATAGATTATTCTGCAGCTGGTCAGTTAAGAAATTCAGAATTAGCAGCTGTAAAAAGATACACTTATAATAGTATTTCTAGACACTCTAGTGTATATTATTCAGTAGACAGTGATCACACAGATTTGTTTCCAGATATCTTAACCCTGGATATTTATGATGAGAGTAAATTGATTAAACACATTAATGGTGAAGATGCTGCTACTATAGATGCAACTATGTTTAATCAGATTTCTGATATGTTTAAGAGCTCAGATGGAGACAATCATGTACTTGCAATGGAGATTATGGCTAATTGTAATTATATAGATAGCTTATTGTATCTTGAGATGTTATTCAAGGATCATGCTGGCAAAATGTACAACTGTCATACTAAGAACCATGTGAATTTCAAGTCTTTACTTAGTTTTCTAGGTAAAAGTAAAAGCAACATGGATACCAGTGTGGATAATATAATGCAGTCTCTTATTAACAAAGATGTCCTTGATACAGATAAAATAGATGTTCTTATGGAGCATTATTCTGATGAACTTGGTAGAAGAGGAGACAGTACATTTTTTAAAGTAAAAAGTATAACTGTCAATGAAGAAACTCTGCAGTTGCTAAATACTAACTATGTTTATGAAGAGCTCCCAGATTTTGTTCCAGAGGATGGTATAGAGATATCTGAATTGCATGGAGACCTTGTAGATCTTAACACTTTGTCTCCAGGGGTGGCTGGCGTTGCTGATGTGTGCAATGAGCCTGCACAGGAGGAAGAACTAGCTGATGAAGACATAGAAGATGCATTTACTAATATTGTTAGAAATGAACTTAAGTCAGAGTTAATAGCATTAGAAGAGGAAATTCCGGAGCCTAAAATAGAGACAAATAAAGGGCCAATAGAAGAGACCAATAATAATCAAATACCACAAACTAAAGATGATGACTTTGAATGGTTCTGATGAAATGGAAAGATTCTATCAGAAGAAATTTTATTTTAGCTACAGTGGGTTGAATAAATTACTTTATTCTCCCGCTGCTTTTTACAATCATTATGTGCTCAACCAGAGAGAAGACAGTAAGGATGCTCACCTCATAGGAGGGAGTGTCCTGCACTGTTTACTGTTTGAACCTGAGACCTATGATGATAAATTTCTTAGTATGCCGGGTAAACTACCAAGTGATAACCCTAAGAAAATTATTGACAATATTTTTAGAATTCACTTGTCAGTTGCAAATAATTCATTACTTTTGGAAGACTACTCAACAGATATACTCACACAGCTACTTACAGCAAATCTTTATCAGAATCTTAAAACAGATCAGCAAAGACTTGACAAGATTCTCACTGATGAACACAAAGAGTATTTTGAATTCCTTAAGAATAGTCTAGACAAATCAATAGTAGATCAACCTACTTTGGATGGCTGCAAAGCACAGGTAGAGATACTAAAGAGTAATAGTGATGTGAGAACACTATTAGCACTAGATATCAGTGAGGAAGACACACACATTGAGACCTATAATGAGTTGCATATTAAGGTTGACCATGACAAATTACCTTTTGGTTTTCACGGAATTCTTGACAATGTTGTAGTTGATACTGAGGCAAAGGTGATATTCATCAATGACCTCAAAACTACTGGCAAGTCAATTCAGGATTTCCCGGAAGCTGTTGAGTACTACAAGTATTGGATACAAGCTGTTATCTATACTATTCTAGCTTCAGATAAGTTCTTGAAAGACAGACCAGATGCTAGAGATTGGCAAGTTCAAGTAACCTTTATTGTAATTGACAAATACAATTTAGTTTATCCTTTCCAAGTCTCTACAGAAACAATGACCAAGTGGAAGGGTGATTTCAAATCTGTTATACAAATAGCCCAGTGGCATTATACACAGAAGAGATATGACTTACCATTTGATCTTGCAGTTGGTAATATTAAATTGTAGAACTTATGGTTATTAATGCGCTTTATAAGAAGTACTTTCAGAAGTCCAAGATATTTTTATATCCGCTCTTGGACATTAAAAGGGGCACAAGTGTGATTCCAGAAGAAACCTATCTAGGTTGGAATAACACTGTCACTCCTGAGGATATGAAGCTAATATGTGTATATCACACAAGAACAGATGCTGAGTATGTTAACTTTGAAAAGAATGTTTTACTTAAACACTCTAGACTTTGTGACTATGTATCTGCCGGTGATAAAAGCATATTTACATTTGATTTTTCTGATTTAGAATACAACTGGTTCCATATAGTCTATGGAAGATACAGCAAGTTAAATTATGATATAAAGCGTAAGATATTAAACTTCTTTGACCCAAAGTCTGGTAACTATATTTATGTAGCCAGCTATCTCTTTCCTGAAAAACACTTTCAAACATATGCAAATTTGCTAGGTGTGAATGTTGAACTACTAAAAGAAGTAGGTGAGCTATGTGATAAACCCAACTTGGACAAAGAAAATCTAGTATTGGAAGTTGCAGACTTGGAAAATATAGAAAAAACAGTAAATTTGTAAAAAATTAAACCAACAAAAAATGAGTGAAAACACAATGATGCTTGTACAATCCACATGGAATGACAAGCAAACTTTTAGAATGATTCCTATTACTGAGTCTTGTCCTTATGTAGAGTGTATCATGGACCCGGATACTAAGGTATTTGTAGTGATTTCTAAGATTAGAAAAGTATCATTACATATGTTACCAAAAGTTGATGATTATGGGCAGCCTGTTACTGGTACAAAAGGTGTGAAACAAGAGAGACACAAGATTGAAGTGTTTCAGGAGTTTTATATAGAAGATGCTACAGCAATAGATGAAGTTATCAAACTATTTGCAGTTAATGCTAAGAAGTTTGACTATAAGAAGTTTATGGCTGAGCAAGCTTAAACAATTCCAAAAAACCAGAAAGAGGGTGAGTACCAAACAGCACCCTCTTTTTTTATTTAATTAAACGGGGGAACAGCTTAACTGAACTGAGATATGAGTAATGTAAATAGAACCCATTGGGTCATGGATTTTGAAACTTTAGCCAATTGTTTCATAGCCTGCTTTGAAGATGTAAAGTCTGAACACAGAGAAGTATTTATCTGTCACAAATCACAAAATGATATACTAGAACTAGTAACATTCCTTGAGAGAAATATAACTCTTGAAGAATGGCATGTTAGCTTTAATGGTCTTGCATTTGACAGTCAAATTACTGAACATATTCTCCGGAACAAAGAGCAGCTGCTTGAACAAGATGGTGAAACTATTGCTAGGTTTGTCTATGCTAAAGCACAAGCTGTGATCCAGAGAAGTAATGCAGGAGAGTTTGCTGAGTTTGGTTCTAGAGATTTGCAGATAAGACAAGTAGATGTATTTAAACTAAATCACTGGGACAATCCAGCTAAAAGGTCTAGCCTTAAGTGGATCCAGTATACAATGGATTGGAAGAATATCAAGGATATGCCTATTCCACACTATGCTGAAGTTACAGAGAGTCAAATACTTTCTATTGTAAAGTATTGTATAAATGATGTCCGGTCTACTAAACAGATCATGCAGTTAAGTAAAGGACAGATTGAGTTAAGGAGAGCACTGACAGAAGAATATAACATAGATTTATTCTCTGCATCTGAGCCAAGGATATCTAAAGAACTGTTTTTACATTTCTTGAGTAAGCAAACTGGTATCCGGAAAGCTGAGCTCCGGCAAATGAGAACTCAGAGGGAACAGATAGTTGTAAAAGATATCATACTACCTTATATAAGTTTTGAGACAGCTACCTTTCAACACCTACTTAAAAAGTTTCAGGATGTAGTTATCTATACCGGAAATACTAAAGGTGGGTTTAAGTATTCTGTACAATATAAGGGAGTAAAGACAGACTATGGTCTGGGTGGTATTCATGGTGCTAGACAATCTAGGGTATATAATGCCACAGATGATATGGTTATCATGACTTCAGATGTTACTTCATTCTATCCTAATCTTGCTATTAGAAATAAATGGGCTCCGGCACATTTACCACAAGAGGAGTTTTGTAGTCAGTATGAATGGTTCTTTGATGAAAGGAAAACTATTCCAAAGAAGGACCCAAAGAACTATGTATACAAGATTATCTTGAATTCAACTTATGGTCTTAGTAATGATGAGAACAGTTTCCTGTATGATCCTGAATTCACAATGAAGATTACTATCAATGGTCAGTTAAGTCTTAGTATGTTATATGAGATGATTTGTGAAGGTATCCCCGGAGCAATACCGTTGATGCAGAATACAGATGGTCTGGAGACTATGATTCCTAGAGAATATGTGGACAAGTACATGGAGATCTGTAAGATATGGGAAAAGATAACCAACCTACAACTAGAACATGATAAGTATAGTAAACTAGTACTGGGTGATGTAAACAACTATATTGCTGTTACTGAAGACGGTAAGTCTAAATGTAAAGGTAGATTTGAGTTTGCTGACCTAGCACTGCATAAGAACAAGAGTTTTCTTGTAATACCTAAAGCTTTGCATGCTTATTTTGTAGAGGGTATCAAGCTTGAGGATTATCTAAAGAGTAACAGAAATATTTTTGATTACTGTGGTGGTAAAAAGATCAAGGGAGATTGGAAGTATGTAGAGAAATTTATTAAGAATGGTGTGTACACGGAGAAAGAACTTCAGCATACCTTAAGATATTATATCTGTAATACAGGGTCTAAGATTATCAAGATAAATAAGTCTGATGGTAGGGAGATAAACATTGAAGCCGGCAAGTGGCTGCAACAGATTTATATCAACCACATAGATGATATGGACTTTGATGACTATGAGATTAATTACAAGTACTATCTGGAGAATATAAGAAAAGAAATAGAAGGTTTAGAGCCTAATATAAATCAGCTAAGTTTATTTTAATATGCCAAAGAAAATTCAAAACACAACAAAAGCAAACTTAATAAGTGTAGCACTACCAACACATGGTGCCACTTATACTGTGATTAGTCACCAGTTTGTAATTGATTATGCTTATCAAGCCCTTGCTAATGCAGGGTTTGGTATTGTAGATGAGGAGTACAGATGTACTGCTGACGGACAAATTGCTCAGGGAATTTATAAACTAAATTTTAATAATGACCCAGAGTTGTCTATGATGTTTGCCTGGACAAACAGTTATAATAAACAAGTAAAGTTTAAATGTGTAGTTGGTGCCTATATAAATAACAGTGGTTCTGTTATGATTTCTGGAGAAGTTGGTTCATGGGTTAGAAAACATACTGGTTCTGCAGATACAGAGACCAAAGATACAATTGATTCTTACATTGCAAATGCTCATATGTATTATACTCAATTGTGTTCTGACAAAGCTACCATGGAAACTGTAACTCTTAATAAGAGAAAACAAGCTCAGTTACTAGGAGTATTGTTTGCAGAGTATGAGATTCTTACTACTGAACAAGCTAGTATGATCCGGGATCAAATGAAGAGACCACAACAAGTATTTGCTAATACTGATAGTTTATGGGCATTTTATAACTTTGTGACCAATGCATTACAGTCATCACATCCAAAGACATGGATGGAAGACCAAAGAATTCTTCATTATTTTATCTCTACTATTGGAAACTTTCAGCAGTGCAGTACACCTGCACAGGTAGTTCAACCTATTAACACTGTTAATGAAGCTATAGAAACTGAAGTAGATCCTAATCAGATAAATCTACTAGATGCAATTGCAGAAGCTGAGGCGGAACAAGAAGTGGTGCAAGAAGAGGTGGAAAATGAAGAGATTTTGCACCAGTATGAAGAAGAAGTTGAAGATGTTATTGAAGACATAGAACTTCCATTTGACATTGATGCTGATGATGATGCTGTGTTAGGTTCAATACTAGTTCCAATAGAAAAACCGGAGCCCCCGGTTACAGTGGAAGAGTATTTGGATCACAAAGAATCATCTGATGAAACTGTAGTTTATACTGACCCAGTAGGTAATGTGTTTGAAGCTCCAATTGTTATAGATACAATTGAACTTAATGAGAATACAAAGATGGCTGTAGTAGTAACTGAATCAGAGTTTGCAATGGAAGATAATTTTGATTTAGACTTTAATGAAACTGAAGAAGGTAGGGATGACATTCCTGACTTTTTCTAAAGATCCTGTTAATCATAATAAAACAGGTTAATACAACTAAGGGGATGCAGAAATGTGTCCCCTTTTTTTTATCTTTACACTATGAAACAAAATTTAGATGCAGTGGCAGAGTTCCACAAAGCTTTTGGACAGAAAGATGGCAGATGGCCACAGTTGGTACCTAATGCAGAGTATGATCTAAGACACAGTCTTATGAAAGAAGAAAATGATGAGTACCTTGAAGCATGTTACAACAAATCTCTGGTAGAAATTGCAGATGCTCTTGGTGATCAGCTGTATATTTTATGCGGGACTATTCTTAAACATGGTATGCAGCATATTATAGAGGATGTATTTAATGAGATACATGCTAGTAACATGAGTAAACTAGGTGAAGATGGTAAACCAGTGTTGAGAGAAGATGGTAAGATACTCAAGGGTAAAGGATATTTCAGACCAGAATTAAGTAAGTTTATTAAACCTGACACACATGCATCCAGTGACATTTAGAAAGAAAATGATTGAAGCTTATATGGCCGGGGCTGAAGCTATGGCAAGTGGAGATATAGATGAGCCAAATAAAAAAGATGCCAGAGACTGGTATGATAATGAGTATGGTGTGTTAGACACAGATGAAGTCTGTGATTGTTGTGAAGATGAGGATGGAGACTCTTAAGTGCTTTCAATGTGGTGTAGATAAACCACTTGAAAAATACAAGGACAACACTAGAAAGTATCAGATAAAAAGCTACAAAGGTAAATGCATGGTTTGTAAAGCATGCTCTTTTCATAATGCACTAGATAAACTATCTGTGGTTAGATTTGATTTTGAAGAGAATAAGTTTAAGGTAATAAACTTTAATAACAAGTATGAAGTCTTAGACTTCTATGACAATGAAGGGGGTAAATTATGATGTGGTATGTACTTGAAAATCAACATTGGAAAGATTCATTTGCAGAACAAGTAATAAAAAGAGGTTGGGGAAATGGGTATGTTGCAGTACCACCTAGCCATTGTCTATATGGAAAGGGTGAAAATTCTTATAGCATCAGTAGCAAAATAAAGGTTCATGGTGGATTAACTTATTCTCAACATGGAGATGGAGACTATGCACCAAAAGACTGGTGGGTATTTGGATTTGATACTTCTCATTTTGGAGACAACTTACAAAGATGGTCAAAAGAAGATGTAGAAGAAGAAACAAAAAAACTGTTTTGGCAGTTATTAGAAGTAGAATGGGGAGAGCTGTAATAGCTTTCCCCTTTTTTTTCTTACCTAAGATTTATATAACATCCAACCACATTTAGTTTTTTGTTGCCGGCCTTGTTTAAGATGATTAAATACACCTATACTTAATCCAGTAAATATAGACATATCAGTTAAAGATTTATATAGTATTTCATTTGTGTTAACATTTATCCAACCACATTTATTTTTATTATTTTTAGTAATGCTTATTTTTTGTTTTGCCTCATCACTTAATTTGAATCCTGAAATGCTTTTATACCCTTTAAGCTTTTTTGTTTGCCATGCTTTTTTTGCTTGATTAGATCTACTTTCCTTTGTCATAGTCCGCATTCTATCAAATTTATCAGGATACTCTTTATGCAACCTTTTTACAGTATTTGATATTTTTATTTTTGTAATTGCACATTGTAAACCACCATCACCACCTTCTGTTAAATTATAACCATCAGGTGCTACTGAATTATATTTTTTAATAAATTCTTTTTCTTTTTGGCAACACTCTTGTTTATCAATACAAACACACAATACTTCCCAAATAAAATTATTAATAGAATATTTTCTAAGTGCTCTTTGAAAAAAATAATTATAAGCTTTTTGATTTTTATCATTAGCTTTTCTAACATGATTTTTTATTCTTTCATGCAGTGTTCCGGTAGTATATCCAATATACTTTTTACCATTTATTTTATTTGTTGCAATATAAACTAACATATTACAAATATAATAAAATTATAACAAAGTATATGGAACTTTTTGATTATCTACCTTGTTTTTTATAACCTTTTCTGTAGTTCTTTGACTTCTTAGATCTAGAAGTCTTAGTCTTACTGTGAACACCAGGTCTAGAAACTTTTGGCTTAATATAAGCCTTGATTGTTGTTGTTGCTGACTTTGCCATTGTTTATTATTTAGTTGCTTCAAATTGTTCAAATTTCTTAACTGCCCACATAGGATCTTTATTTTTACCTTTAACACCATACATACTTCCTATATGATTCCATAGTTTGTATTTTCCTTTTTTCTGCCATGCATAAGGACCCTGATCTTGTTTAGAGTATATTGCATCTGGATTATCAGTAGCAATGTTCCAAATGTCAAACATTATTCTTATATACATTTGGATTGTATTGGTAGTTGCAATTGTTGTTGTAGAAAAATATGACATCTGATCCTTAATACCTAATAAAGGTAAGAAAGCTTCATTTTAAGATTTAGTTGTCATTAATAAATACATAAGATGATTACCAAAATAACCTGACCAGGTTTTATTATCCCTTTTCATTTGTTTATATCTATCTGGATCTTCTGGATCCCAATCAAATCCCCATGAACCTACAATCATTGCTAGTAAGAATAATAAAACACCTTCAGCTAACAACCTTGTCATAGCTACTTTCTCTTGTGGAGTAAGAATAGCCCAATCTCTACCTATACTTTTTATTAATTTATAAATAGATTGAAATGCTTGCATGTAATATCCTTTTTCAAGAGTTTGAGTATCCCAGTTATATACATAACCTCCTCTGTTTCCTGCCGTTGTATCAATTTGATACTTATCCAAGAACATTCCTGTAGCAAATCTTTTATAGAAAGTAAATGCTCTATAGAATAAATACTTCTCAGCTTGTGGTGTATCAAATTTATCTAATGAACCAGTTACTTTTTTGTTTACACCTTGAACTAAAAGTTTCATTTTTTTAAATTCAGAAGCATCACCTACTTTAATTTCTTCACCTGGTATTAAGTCTGCTACAGATTCTATATCAGCTCTATACTTGAGTGCTTCTACAGATATATTGTATTTTTTTGCAATGCTATCTAATGTTTCTCCGGCTGTGTATCTATGAAATACTTCATCAAATGAAAAGTTAGGATCAATGCCTTCTTTTAATACTAATCTACCTTCTGCATCAGATGTCCATGCATCAGCATAAGGAATTGATTCACCATTCTGATTTACATATTTATTATACATAACTCCCCAGAACAACTCCATAGAAGCTTCAAATTCCATAGTTCTTCTGAAATCAAATGCATAAGTCATATCTGATAAATCTTTAGCAATTGATCTTGAAGCAGATTTACCAAACTCAGATTCAGTTCTTAATGATGGGTCAAATCTTTCAACCAATTGAATGTCAGGTGTTTTAATACCTTTTTCATAAACATCTTTAAATACCCAATATGTTGCAGTTTGTTTTGCTTTTAGTTTACCTTTAGCAAGTGATGTTGGTGTAACAAATCTACCACCAGCAGCCATGATTGAGTTCTGATATAACTGTCCCCAACGGTTTTTAATAGCAGACTGTGGATCAAAAGCAATAAATGCTCTGGATGATCTTCTAAACATTCCTTGGAAAATCTTTGCTATGCGCGGGTTCTCTTCCTCAAATGCTGTTGTAGACTTTCCATAAAAGACTTTATCTATTAAATATTTTACAGCTTTCTCTCTCTTGTTTTCTTCTTTTGAAATATATTTCTTTTTACCTGTAAGCTTAAACTCACCTTTGTCTAATTTTTCAAGATCTTTAATTGGGTTATTTGAAAGAACACTCAATAATGCATCTGCTACAGGTTCATTTTCCATAAGTATTTGTTGCTCATTTAGAGATAACAAGTACTCATACATACTTCTTAATACATCTTTAGAAACCATTTTAGAATCTAAGTTATATGTACCTCTCACTGGAATTTTTGTAACTGGATTTCCTTCTAAATCTGTTGTAGTTAATGTGCTACCAGCATCAAAATTAAATCCATATTCAACATCATCAGGAGCTTTACCAAACCATGATTTATACAAACCTTTGATTCCACCTACTTTTTCTACAAGGTTTTCTTTAGTTTCACCAGACTGAATAAATTCAAGATTACTTCTTTTTCTAAATCTTGGAAGATCTAGATATAATCTACTGTTTACTGCTTTACCATCTTGGAGTTTTATAAACTCTTCAGATATGGTTTTAAGTAATTGGAACTCTGCATTATTTGCTTTTTCTAACTCAGCATACTTTTCATTCATGTATTTGTTATCATATGCTGTGTTTCTATCTCCTGGCTTATACTCTCTTGGTAAATAGTTACCTCTATTATCTATATAAGTACCAACATATTGATCCCAGTTTGCTCCTCTAGGTATGGTCAAGAATTCATTTTTAATTACACTCTTACTATACTTTCCAGCAGGAACACCCATATATTTTTGATACTCTCCTGTAGCTGGATTCATCAATACAGTTGTTTGGTAAGAATTTTCATTAGATGGTTTGGTTATTGTCCAAACATTTAATCTAAAGTTTTTATTAGTCATACCTGTTCCTTTGACATAAACCTGTTTTTCAATATGGTTTCTTGTATACCATTGAGCAAACTCTTTATCTTTTGCTAAAGCTTGAGTTAAGTAATCTGAGTTAATCCAAGTATCTGCATTATCTGCAGTAATTTCCGGAAGACCTGTGTTTCTTATTGCATAATTAAATGCTTCAATATAGTAATCTGTAGGTTCTTTAACACTCAATGCTGCTAACTCTGCAAACTTTCTATTTAATGTTTGCATCTCAAGTTCAGTAAGACCCATATCATTCTTAGTCTTATAAAGAGTTAAGAAATCTTGGTTTTCTTCTGGAGATAACTGAACTTTTGCGGAAACTTTAGTCATGTAAATATTCAGCCTGGCAGTTTCTTCTTGAGTAAGCCCAGTCTTTTTATTATAACTAGCCTCTAATGCAAGTATCTTATTTTCTATATCTCTTAGTAAATCAATTTGACTTGCTGTAAAGTTAAGACCATTTGGTTGTCCATTAGCATCTGCAGTTGAGTTTGCTAGTCTATATCTCTCTTTATACAACTCAGATAATTCTAAAGCTACCTTAGATTTTACTCCAGCTTTTTCAGTTATCTTTCTGATGTCTTCAAAGATCTGTTGTCTAGATTGATAGTATTGAGATGTATAGGCTGTCTTAAGATTTTTTCTAAAGAACCTATCCATTTCTTTTTGATACCGGTTCATTGTTTCACCTTCTTCTGGTAAAGCTTCCGGGTCAATATTTCTAGCTTTTAGTTTAGCAGCAAAATTATCTAAGTCTTTTTGTAATCTATCTGTATCTGCAGAATAGTCATACATGTTTCTTGTTTGCTCTCTGTGTTTTTTTCTAAGCAACACTCTCTGAAGCTCTTCACCAGTTTTTGGTTTACCATCAAGATTATAGATATCAAACAGTCTGTTATATTCTAACTTAGCTTGTTCTTCTGAGTCACCCAATTCATACAAATCTTCTAATTCTAAGAAGTGTACATTCTTAAGAGTACTCATCTTGTTTAACTGCTCTTGTCTCTCTAAGAATGAATCAAAGGCAACTTTAGGAGTAATAGTAATTTCTTCTCCTGTAAAAGGATTGACTACTTTAGCTCCTGTTTTCCAGATCTTTTGTATATCATAGTATTCTTTAGTGAACTTTCTATGCATGTATTTCTCATCAAAAATCTCAAGTGCTTCATAAGCCTCTTTCATTTTAGCTTGATCTTTTTTAGATTTAGCTAAGTCAAAATCATTTTGTAAACGGGCTCTATCAGCTCTATAGTTTTTAAACTTATTTAAAAAGGTAAGTACATCCTTCTCTTCATAGACACCATCACTATTTGTAAAACCTACTTTATCAGTAAACAATAACATGTCTCCTAACTGATTAGTTTTTCTAGGATTATAACCAACAGCATTAAGTAAAGGCAGAAGTTTTAGTGTTATATCATTTGCCTGATTCTGACTTCTCATCATTGCATCATTCATTTTTTCTTTAATGAACTTTACAAATCCACCAGTAATTGGGTCATCCATATTAGAATAAGGGGTAATCCAAGCAGTGAAAAAGCCTAAGTCACCTCTTTCTCCTCTTAAATATTCTTCAATTTGTTGTCTACCAAGTCTTTTAAAGAAGTATTCTTTTGCTGCATCTACAACATACTTAGCTCTTCTAGAAGATATAGGAAGTTCTATGTCTTTAACAGTCATAGATGTACCATCAGGATTGCTGATTACTTTATCAATAAACTTTTCAATGTCAGCTTCTGGAATTCCTTCTGCTTTTAATAGAAGAGTAACTCTTTCTCTGAAGTTATTTTCAACAGCACTTGCCATTAAATCAGTTTCATTATTGAAAAACTCACTAATGAAGTTAAACTCAATGTTATATATCTTTTTCTCTGCATCTTTAATGTTATCTGCAATAGAGTTTATCTTTCTAAAGAACTCACCATCTCTGTCTAACTCAGGTATGCTTTTCAAATCTTCAAGCATTCTCATTTGACTATTTAAAAAACCTTTGTAATACACCACTTTAGATATATTAGCATTGGTATTTTTATCTTTAGACTTTTCTAATTCTTCAAGTATATTTTTTATACTATCAGTAAATACTTTAAGCTCATTAAGTGAGTTGATAAGTGCTAATGATCTTAACTTCATTTCTGTCTCATGATCAGTAATGGCTTTAATAACATTTTCCGGATCTACATCTTGTGGTCTTACATTTACAGTTTGATATTTTTCCAACTCCTCTCTAATGTAACCAAGTATTTTAGTACCTTTTGCACTTAACAATTCTTGTTTCACTTTAAATGGTGCTTGCTTAAGTGTGTTAAGTTGATTCAGTGTATCAGTATACACTCTATCTATAGTTTCCTGAAGCTTTTCTTTAGGTACATTGTTAAGCTCTTCTATTTTTGCAGTAATCTCATTTTTAAATTCTGCAATATCAGAAGGTATAAGTTCCATATCCATTATTGTAAATTCTGGATTAGACAACATACCTGCTAGCTCATCAAGTGTAGTATTCTCACTTAACTTATTTAGATTTATTGCATTACCATTTTTGGTATTGAACATGCTTCTCAATACTTTCTTAATAGCAAACATTAAGTTTTTAATGAACTTACCAAAAGGAGAGTTATCATTTACTTTAGATACTGCTTTTATCTCTAATGAAGTTACTATAGCTTCTTCTTTAAATCTATCTGTACCCTCCTGAAGATTTGGATACTCTTGTCTTACTCTTTCAATTATATCTTGTCCTTCTGGTGTGCTTGCAAGTGCTGCATATAGATTATTGAATAGTTTTGGGTTTTGTTTTAATATACCTTTGACTAATGGATGTGCAAACTCATGTAGCACAGTATCTAAAGACAATCTACCTTTTACTAAGTATACTGTATTAGCATGATAAAATCCAGATTGACCGCCATATGGTGTTGGTGAATTAGCAAGAATAGCTTCAGCCTCTGCTTCAGATACAAATTTATAATCTGCTCCAATTGCATCAGCTAATTTTTCAGCAAATGCTGTAGCTGTTAAAATTGTTTTTTGATTATCTGGATCAAGTTGGTTCAAGTTATCATCAACAGAAGCTTCTTCTGTATCCATTTGTCTCTGAGACTCAATTCTTCTATCTAACTCAGTATCTATAGCTTGCTGGCTATATTCTCCTGGTACATTTTTAATTGTTTCATTAAAAGATTCTTGTAAAGTTTCATCAACAGAACCTGACTCTTGATAGTTTTTACCTGCTGTAAAAAACTCTTTTATGTTATTTGAACTAAAAGCTTTACTATCTATCTGCATTAAAACATTAATAGCAGATTTTAATTCATCCATAGCTATTAAAAACTCTTCTTTGGATTTTTTTATATTTTCTGGAAGCTTGACTGTCTTAGTTACAGTTTCTTCAACTGTACCAAAAACATCTTCAACTATAGTTTTATTAACTATTTTGTTATCTGCTATTGTTTTAAAAAACTTTTTAGATAATGGAATAACTTTATTTAAAGCTTTTACTATAAAATTGTATAGTTTTTCTAAAAAAGATAATTTTAAAAACTCAACATCATTAGTTTCTTTTTCTATTTCTCCTATTTTTTGTAAACTAATTACAACCTCATCATATGTTTTATCTTGTAAAGTTTGTATTTTTTGTATAAAGTCAAATATATCATTACTTCTTAAGTCAGTTTTTTGGATCCATTCTTTTGGATAAAGCATTAACTGAGCAGAAAAAGCAGTAAATTCTTTATATAACACATCATATGATAGTTGTTGTCCTTGATTATAACCAGAGCCAAATGTTTGTTCTAACATTTCTTTACCAAAGTCTGTATTATATAATTTATCAAATGCTTCTCTTAAATCTTTTTCTTCTTTTGTACCATAAGATAATGCATGTAAAGCATGGAATGGTTCATGCATTATTGCTGCTAATCTATTAAATACCTCTTCTTCTTTAAGAAATGTTTTACCAGGAATTGGTTTTCTATATAACTTAATTTCAAAAGGATTAATTATACCAGCCATTTTACTTTCTACACCAACATTGGCTTTTGTCTCCATGTCTGATGCATAGTATTGTCCAGAAATGTTATTAAAATTAATATTCAACCAATTAAAAGAATTTGAGTTAAAGAAATATTCTAAATGTGAAATACCATTACTTAAGTTTTTATCCTTAAATTTTTCAGTTATTCTTTCTTTAACTGTATTTTGAAAATTTTCATATGGTATAGAAAATAGTTCAACTGATTGCCAGTCATAATTTCTAACAGATTCTCTCCATTTTGAAACCTCTATTGTATCTGAATTACCTGATGTGTTATAAGCAACATCTTCTAGTGCTTTATCAATATCACCAAAAACAAGTTCTTTTAGTTCATTGTAGTCTATTCCTCTATGTTCAGCATACTTTTTAACATTTTCTTCTTCTGATGAGGCTTTAAATATGTTTTTACTGGTTAAGTAATATTTAAGTGCACTTTTTAACTGTCTCTCTGTTAATGAACTATCAATAGTAATTGTTTTACCCCAACCACCATCTTTATCAGAATATTTAAAAGCTTTTTGTAAGGAATTAGTTCTATCATAATTTTTAAAACTTACTCCTAATAAAGGTAATTCTGTTATTTTTTCTAGTTCTTTTATAAGACCAAGCTTTGGTAAATTAAATTTAATATCATTTTGCAATGAGATTGATGCATTAACATTTGTAGAATTTTCAGAAGAATAAGTAGTATTAATATAATCCCACATGTCTTGTGGAAAAGAATCTAAGAAGTTTTCTATTTGATCAAGATTGATTGTCAAGTTTGACTCTTCTGGATTTAAAAACTTAATAGCATCATATAAATACTTTTTAGCTTGAGCTATATATTTAGCTTTAGATGGTTTTTGTCTGTATAAAGCAAAGGCTATGCTTCTATTTGCGCTAAATACTTTAGTTGGTGTATATTCAACCCCATATTTATCTGCTATTTTAGCTTTAGAATCTTGAGACAAATGTAATACTCTAACCTTACTGGCTAATATCTCACCTGTTTCTAAATCTATAATATCATATAAGTTAGATTTTTTATTATTATTGGATTTTATATACTCAAAATCTTTATAAACATTATAACCCTCATACTTAAGTGGGTTTTTATCATTTCTTTCATATTTAGTTACTATACTTGTTACTCTAAATGTTTTTGGAAATTCATTATGTTTGTCTAATAAATAAGCAAATTTTTCTGCATCTTTCTCTTTTAAAAAAACATATGCAGCACCTCCCTTATTTGGAAGTTCTTGATTTTGTTCACTTAATAGTTCATAATCTATAGTGTTTTGTAAGTTAGTTATTTCTTCTTCTGTTATTGTACTGAGTGATCTACCTTGTTCTTGATACAAATATTTGTCATCATAATCTAAACCAGCTCTTTCAGCATCTTCTTTTAATAACTCTCTGGCTTGTCTTTCATTCTCTAGTTGTTCATTATCTATCTCAAAGTCTTCTTCCGGTAGAAAGTGTTCATTGTTTTCTATCATTTTCTCTAGGTCACTCACTTGAGTTACACTCTCTCTCACCATTGCTTTAGCTCTTTCTATCTTAGCTTCCACATCTAATATTCCACTTACTTTTCTAAGACCCCAGGTATATAAATCTGCTTCACCTACTCTATCATAGTTGACAAGCATATATACTTCCGGATTACCAGCTTTGTAGTTATTATTATTAGCTTTTGAAATAGCTTGTTTCAACTGTATAATTCTATCAGTGCTTAACAGTTTTGGAAAAGTTGTTCCAATCTCATTTTTTACTTTAGAAATAGGAATTATGTTAAGCTGTTCTTTGATTTCTTTATTGGCAATAAACTCATCATAAGTTGGTACATTGTCACCAAAATATGTATCAACCATCTGAGACACAGTAGTTTCACCAAAGTCTTTAACAAGTTTAGCAACATTTCTATCACTTAAATTCAAACACTTACTCATAACCCTTTACATTTAATATAATAATCTAATGCTTTATTGACATCTAAGTTAGGGTTTTTTGTTAACTCACCCTTATACCAAGATTGAAATTCTGTACTATTTAATACTAGTAATCTTGGAGTTATGTTACCAGTATTTGGTGTTGGTGTTTCTGTAATCTCAGTGTCTTTAACTGTATCACTTTCTAAGTTTAATGTGTTTGCCTCAAACTTATCTTGAGCTTTCTTAACTATTGCAAGTCTATCACCATTATTTTCTGCCCACTGCATCATTTTACCAGTTATCCCAGATATAATTTGGTTTCTTTTGTTTACCACATACTTAGATCCATTATGCTCAACAACTACCGCCCGACCCTCAGCAACTGCAAGATTTGCAAAGACTTTATTTCTATCTACACTATCACCTTTAAATACTTCTACACCAGCACTATTAAAGATTTGAGCTCCTCTTACTGTATAAGTTTGAGTTTCTTTTCCTTTTGGTGTATAAGTTATTTGTGTTCCGGTAACTTTAGGTTGAGTAGATGGTTGAGTAGGAGCAACTGTTGCTCTACCTGGTACAATATTCACATAGTTTCTAAAGAATCTATTCTTAGGATCTTTAATACCATTAAATACATTTGTTAAATCTGGTACCTTGTTTTCCTTACTGATAAACTCTGCAGATACAGGATTCATTATTGCCAAGAAATCATCAAATGGTAAAGCCTCATTAAAACCATATTTGCTAAAGCCAACTCCATTTTGATATATTGTCATCAATGGTAACAACTTAAACATGTTGCTTATGTACAAGTTCTTTTCAGTATTAGATACTTTCTCTACATTAGGGTCTGCCAATTCTTTAAGATTCTCATAATAGCTTTCAGCTAACTGACCACTCTTTAATAACTTGTTATCATTAAGTGTTAGTATTTGCTGTCCTTCTTTCAACTCCGGTTTAGCCAACTGATTAAGTATGCTATATTTTTCTTTTAAGTTTGGATTCTCTTCTATTAAAGTAAGCATGTCATCTGCAAAAGAGTAATCTAAATTTTGGAAGAATACATCTCCAGTGAAATATCTATCAATCAACTCAGAAGGAATGTTTAATACATCTGTGTCAGATTGAGTATAGTTATACATAGCATTTTGGAAAAGGTAATTAACCAATCCATTTTTATACTGTGTAATAAACATTCTTTTACCATCATCACCATAACCAAATGATTTCTTTATATCTGATGCTCTATTAACCATCAAGTTAATAATAGCTTTAGTTACAGTTGGATTATTCTTTAATGGGAACAATGGCTCTATTAACTGTCTTATGATGTCATTATCATAGAATGTTCCAAGGATAGACTCATTTCTTAACTTCTTAACTAGTGCAGGATCTACTTTTGAGTTCTTCTCCATTTGTGAAAGAAGTACTTTTCTAAGCACCATCTCCTGTGTAGTTTTAGAAGTTGTAGTATCTGGATTAGAAAGTCTTAATAAATCTTGGAAACCAGAGAACTGATTCTGTAACTCTAAGAAATGTAAGAATACTGCTAACTGATGATCTTTAAGTGAGTCTTTTTGTATATCTGCTACCAGCATTTTTTCTAGTAGTTTGATATCAAACTGACCTTCTTCATTTAAGATGCCTGATTTTTTAATTAAAGCAGATAAAGCTCTATGTGTTTTTATATCTGACTTAACATATGCCGGTGCATTCTGTATACCAAATTTTTCTAATACACTTATTGCGGCTCTTTTATTTTTACCAGCTTTAGCATCTTCAAGTTCACCAGCTACAAGATCAGCATATGATCCGCCCAATAGTCTTAGCTCTTTAGCATACTCTCTAATCATTGGTTGAGATAAAAACTTAACAGCATAATCTCTTGGAACACCAGCTTTAAACAATGTCAAAATCATTGGTGCTAACTCCATGTTACCTTGAATAAAGAATATCCATGCATCTTTCTCAACATCCACGGCACCATTAATCATCTGAGAGTATAAATCAGATATTAAATCCACCCCATCTGCAGTGTATATATCTGATAATGATATCTCATTATCTTTAGTAGTATTATGAGGAGTTAATAGTCTTGTTTCAATAGGTGTTGTACCCTCAACATATTTACCTAATGAGCTATCAAAATATGTGTCAAAATACTTTTTAGGCATCTTAGCACCCAATGAATTATATACTGGGTGTAATGCATTGTAGATAGCTACCAAACCAAGTACATTTTTACCAATCATGTTAGCCTCATGTTTATGAAGATTGTATAATGGTTCCAATGTTCTTGTTGGACTTATTGATCTTTTTGCTTTTGTACCCGGTCTTTCTGCTTCACCATGATAGTTTCTAAATCTATTATAGTCAGCTACCTTATCTTCAAGCTTATCAGCTACATCATCTTTAAGCAAGTAAGTATCATTTGGTCTCACCAATGCAGCATAGTTTTCCGGAAGCTTAAGTATATTATTTATACTTGTAATAAGCTTGTTTTCAAGGGCTGCTTTTTGTTGTGATATTACTCTTGAGATAGTTGCTTTACCTTCCGGTGTATCTTTATTAGATTCAATCAATCTTTTAATAGCCTCATTGTCCATAGCTGATTCTATAAACTTACCATCTTTAGAAATAGCTGGCATAAATGTAGTAAGTTTATCAACGTCAAAGTCAGCTCCAGACTTAGCAACAATCTCAGATGGAGGTATAATAATGTTACCTGCACTTGGGTCTAAGAATTCCCATACTTGCATGTATTCCATTGAGTTTAAACCTTGTACAGGAATCCTTACAGCTGTTAATGTAACGGCTTTCTCATTCTGAGACATCCACTTATCATCTTTAATCATCTGATTAAGTCTTTGTCTTGTACCTATTACCTCACCATCATTATGCTTTAAATTTAACAAGTTTACAAAGTCTCCTTGTAAAGCAATAGCAACCTTCATTGCAGATGTACCATCTTTTGTTTGATCATAAAAAGGTAGGTTGTTACTACCCATGTATTTTCTCACATCTTCATCTGTAGCATTTTTAAGACCATTGTCCCATAGACCATTAGTCATAGCACTTGATACTTGAACCAAAGCTTCACCTTTAATCTTTTGTCTTACAAGTCTTTTCTCCATTAAAGCTACAAGGATCTTTTCTATATCATCAGATTTAAGATGCAATGATAAGTCTGTCTTTAATGAGTTGTCTGGATTAGCATTAATAAATTCTATTTGATGCTCTGGCAAGTCTCTTCTTTCTAGTTCAGCTTGTATAACTTTTAAAAACTCAGTAAAGTTTCCAATGTATTTGCCATCTTTATATTCATAGCCAATATCATTAAGCAACTCCATTTTTAATAAGTTACCATACTCATCTACAGTATTCTCATAGTCTTTAACTAAGTCAGCATGTTTATCAAGGATACCTTTCTCATACAGGTTACTTAATATAAGCTTTCTCAACTGAGTAGAGAATACTGTTTTACCTTTAAATGATACTGGAACTTGAGTAACATCTTTAAGATACTCCAGATATATAGTATTTGGTGTAAACTTGATGTCACTCATTAGGCTCATTTGCTCATCATCAGAATATATTTTATCTGCAGCAGCCTCACCTTTTTTGTTAACTTCAGATGTTACACTACCAACTTTAGAACCAGTTTGGAATGTTACATACTGTATATTCTTTGTCATCATTTGATTGTGAAGATTCTCTAAGTCAGAACCTTTAATCATAGATGGAATAAGTGGAGCTAATGCAAACTTATGCATTGCCATTACTGGTAAATCTGTATTTGCTAAATGTCCATAGTTTTGAACTTTGTATACAGGAAACATTTCTACAACATCCGCTGCATTTATAGGCTCATTATTAATTACTTTTTTAAATAACTCTTCCTGAACATCACTCCATTGACCAGATGCCATTTTAAGTGCTCTATATGCATCAAAAGTAATCCAACCTTGACCATCACCCTCTTCCATTCCTTTATACTTCTCAATTTCAATAGCAACTCTTCTGTCAATCTCAGCTTTTATTTCTGCTTCAGATAGTTTACTTTTTGCAAATCTTTCTGCATAGTCTTTTCTTAAAGCTTCCTCAATAGGCTTGATGTATTTAGAGTCTCTTTTTATATCTTGGAGAATTGCTGTATTGAATTTACCATTATATGCTAATGTATCCATACCAGGGATTGTAGCAGCATAAGATACTTTTTGATTTAATTCAGTTAATAAAGATTGTATAGCTTTATCTGTTCTGAATTTTAAACCACCGGATGTTGACCCAGTATTTCTTTTATGTAACTCTTCTTTTTCATGGTTATATTGAACCAAGTCTCCATAGAATAAGCTACCCATTTCAAAGTTATGAACCCAAGCATTTACTGCATATGCTTTCATTAATACTTTAGTAGCTTCTTCTTCAGATAGATTGAATACTTTTAATCTTTCAAGTAAGTCAGGGCTTAAGTATTCTGCTTCACTGTAAAAATCTAAAAGGTCTAGTGTCTGTTGTTCAAAATAATTATCTACATCAGTTGCAATCTTTTTTGCAAGAACAGGATCTGTCTTAAGATAATCCTCTAATCTCATGTTTGGATCAGTTACCTTTTCAAGTATCTCATTCTTAGTATCTTCAGTAAGAACATTATCAAAAGCTGTAAAGTTTTCACCAGCCATGGTACCATCAGGCATCTTTCTATTATAGCCGGCATACTTTTTAAACAGATCTTTGTTAGTTTTAAACTTGTTTATCCTTTCTAACTCTGCAGCTATATAAGGAATCATATGAGTTTTAGTAACATAGTTGTTAGCTGTACCAATTGCAAACTTATCTAAATCTACCCAAAGTCTTGTGTCTGATCCTTTACCCACACCACCTGGAATACCACCTTCTATTCTGGCACCAAATGAAGAAGACTTAGAAGCATGTCTCATGAATTCTTGAACACCGCCTTTTAGTAAACTGTGTAGTTCTTGCAAGAACTTACCATGTACATCTAATGAAGTTGTGTTAGTTCCTTCACCATTTTCTAACTGAGTTCCAGAGTTAACAAACATCTGTAAGGATCTACCAACTCTTTTTTCCATATCTGATGCAATATCAAATAAGGAATTCAAAGTTTGTGATCTGTTTGTAAATGAGTTTATCTTTGGATCAAGATAGCTTAAGTATTCAAACTCACTACCTGCATTCCAAAACTCTTTCATATTAGAAGCTTTGTTTAAAGCATATATGATCATACTTACAGAGTGATCTTCTATATGTTCAAACACAAGATTTCTTTCAGCATTAAGCACTGCAAAGTTTGAAGAGTCAATACCATACTTAGCTTGAAGACCAAGTATCTTATCAATTTTATTTTTCTGAGATACTTCTTTACCTAAGACTGATGCAGGAATACCTTTCATCAACCCTTGTAATGGATTCATTCTGAAATTGGTTATAGCTTCACTAGCCTCCGAAGTTAAGTTTTGTTTTTTACTGGCTTTATTTATTTCAACTATAGTTTTAAATATATATGGTAAACCATATTCTTGTATAGCTCTTTGATCTTTCTTAAGTTCATTTTTTATAACTCTTAAGTCATCTATATACAAACCAATTGCTCTTGCAAAATTAAATGATTTATCAATTATAAGATTACCATCTTTACCAAAATCTTCAATGATCTTATCCATGTCAAGCATTGGTATATTATTCTCAAGAGATCTTATTACATAGTCATTTGTTAAGTCTCCTTTAAACTTAGCCTGAAACTTATTTGCAAGACTTGCTGTTTCTATTGAAGCTTTAGTAACTTCAGCTATACCATTTTCAAATATAGTAGTTTGTAAATATGTAGCTCTTGTTTTCTGAACATCTTGCCAAAAGTTAGTAAGCAATCTATTTTGAGATATTTTATCATTTATATTATCTGCTTGCACTACTTGTGATGGACTTGGAAGCTTGCTGTTTATCAACTGTTTAAACTCAGGATAAACTTCAGCAGCTGCTTGTTTTATATTATCATATATCTGCTCTGGATTTTTTTCTCCATTTACAGCACGCATTAAGTTGTTCCATGATTCAGTAAAGTTTGCAAGCTCTTTATAACCTAACTCATTGTAAACAGCTTTACCATTTTCAAGTTTGTGAAGACTCTTAAGAATGTATACTGTTTCTTTACTAGCTAAGTCTAACAAAGATTTCTTACCAACCTTACTATCTTTTATCTGTTCACCAGACTTACTTTCCTCTACTCCTTCTACTTTAGCACTTGATTCTTCTGTTTCAGTTTGTTCTTCTACATCAGTTTTATCTTCTTCTACTTCAATGTATTTTTGTCTTAGTAAATTAAATGTAGTATTTTCTAAATGATACTTTACAAGACCACCTTTTGCATCACCAAAGTTATCTAATGCAGCTTGAAAGATTCTTATCTTGTTTAGTAGCTTTGCAGCTTCCATAGCTTTATCAGGATCATTTTCAATCTCTGCATAACTAGTTCTAGCATTAGCAAGTTTAGTTTCAAAATCTTTTCTTACTCTGGTATAAAATGCTTTCTTATTGTTATCACCAAGTAACATAGATATGCTACCACTCTTATTACCTTTAAACTTTGCAGCTGCATCAATTATTTCAGATATATATGAGTCAATACTCTCACTTACCAGTTTAGCATCCTGTCTATTGAGTGCATCAATAGTTGGGTCTGTTAAACTTACTACACCTCTGTTGAGTTGTTTAAAAGATGTGGTATCAATATTTGGTGAGTATTTTTTTAAGAACTTAGGATTACTTTTTGCAAAGTATAGTTCTTTAAACAACTTATCTTTAGTGCTCTTTGAAGAGAACAAGTTTTTGATAAAGTTTAATATTTTTCTAAACAGAGTGTTTCTTGTTGTTTGACCTTTTTTAGCTGATTGATCAATACCATAAGATCTAAAATCTTCAGCTAAGTATTCTTCTAACTGTAAATAGTTAGCATCCTTAAATGCTACTGTGGTACCATCTAGTAATGTAAATGCTCCCGGTTGCTTAGCTACTTCTTTATATAACTTTTCTCTTTGTTCTTTAGTTAGGAATATCTGAGTAAATGCATGCCATGCTTCATGGTATACATCTACCATTGTACCTCTTTCACCTATCTCTATTTTACCAAACTTACCATTAAGTACAGAAGCATAACCTATAAATCTAGCATATACATCAGAGTTAACTATGTTTACCATAGTTTTAAAGTCCATGTATTTAGATAATGGAGAATCATTCCACCATTGCTCAGCATTTTTTATTTGCTCTTCTGTAACTCCATTTAAATCTGCACCCTTTCTAAACATAAAATCACTGAAGTCATCAGCCGGATCTGTAGTATTATTAGGACTAATTGCATTATTAATAGATTGATCTTGTGTTGATACAGGTTGAGCTTGAGTAGCAGTACCTTCTAATGCAGCTAGTTCTGCATTTTTTTCTTTTTCCCACTGATCAAAATCTCCAACTTCTTTTATATACCATGCCTGCTTATCTTTCCACTTCTTTTCTATCTCAGCTTTCTGAGCTTCTATATCAGTTTCAGTATCTGTAGTAGTAGGTTGAACAGGTTGTGATACATTAATAGGATCTGGATTTTTAAAGTCCTCTTGTAGCTCTTTAATAAATTCAGTAGGTATACTAAATACCATATGTGAATTAAAGAATCCTGGATCTGTTTCTTGAGATATCTTTACTCTTGTGTTTGGTAATGTTTCAAGAAGAGGTATGTATGGAGTAAACTCATCATTGATTGTGTTTGTTTCTAAATCATAATCTCGGTAACGGTTATTGTTTAATGCTTTGTCATTATAAGTCATCTTAGCACTATAGTAGTTACCTTTATCATCAGTAGCTGCATTTAGCAAAACATCTTCAATAATGCTTTCTTTACCAATAAGTTCTTCATTTATAAGTGGTATCTCTTTTCCACTACCCTGCTTATATGTTTTTTCATTATACTTAAAAATTAAAGTATTGGTACCCGGATCATAACTTAACTCATGTCTTCTAGTAGAAGGAGATGCTTTATCTGATAAGAACTGAGAAACAAAATCATATTTCTCTGCATTAGATATATTTGGATTAGCTAATGCAGCTGCAATCTTTCTAATTAAAGGACTTGCTTGTCTTTTATTATTAGCAAATTCAATAGGTAAGTTAGGTCTATCTAATGAGTATTCTTTACCATTTAAAGTAATCTTAGCTGCTTCTCTAGTACCACCAATCATTACCGGAGTAATAGTTCTGAATGTAGCATTGTTTACAAATGGAAGTTTTCTTAAGTTTCTTAAGTCAACATAGGGTTGGGCTACACTTTCTTTTACACCAGGAGTTAAACTAGTTAAATCAAGTAAAGGTCCATCACCTTTTAATGTAGCTTCTTTAACTTTATACAGGTCTTTAAACTCTTCTTGTTGTAACTTTCTAGCTTCTTCTTCTGTGATACCCATTTGTGCAGCAATATCAGCAGGAGTTTTAACACTAGTTTCAGTCCCATACATATTAGTTAATCTGTACACACCATTACCAGTTCTTACATCTCTCATGAACTGATACACAATGCCACCGCCTTCTTCTTGAGTAACTATCTTACCTTCTTGATTGAAGTAAAGATAATTACCGTCTGCATCTGTAAGCACTAATGCAATTCTTTTTAAACCTTCAACACCTTCTTTATTAGTTTCTTGAGCTTTGATTGCACCAGCTCTTATGAGTTCATTAAGAGTTGTTTTATCTAACTGAGCTTCATGAGTTTTTCTTAACTCTGTTAACAGTATTGGTTTTAACTTTAGTGTTCTACCTTGATATGTAATTCCAGCTAGAGGGTCTGTTGAATCAGAAAGTTCTACATCAGCTCTTATAGCTTCCATTGCAGAGAATATTCTCTGTTTAGCAGGATCTACTTTTTCTTCAAGTATTGGTTTATTTGTAACAGGATTAATTGGAATTAATTGCTGCATAGTAGATACAGTAGAACTAAAAGGTCTAAGTCTTACCGGATCTTTTATTTCAGATGTTTGATCTACTTGCTCAGTAAGCAATGCCTCATTTTGTTTAGCTTTAATCAAAGCCAACTTTGCTCTCTCAGATACTTGTGGTTTAAAGTATTTTTGTACTTCATTAAAACCTTCAACCTCATTCTTAAACTTAAGACTCAACTCTTTAATTGGATCTAACTTAATATCTAAGTTGTCAAAAGCAGGTTTAGCTGCTATTGTTCTTATAATAGAGGGAACCTGTTGAAGAAACTTAACTGCTGTATCTTCATCTTTTTTGTCCGCAATCTTATCAAAAAGATCAGCCATATATTGCTCAGGACTGAATGTCTCTCCAGCTTTTATTGCTTCAGTTAAAGATTTGTATATGGTTTTATATAATTTTTCAGATTGACTCTGGCTTAAGGCACAAGTAATTTTCATATCATTAACATTCTAGATCATCTAACAAATCATTAACTGTCTCATCTACTGTGATATTTTCATCTGCAACTTCTTGTTCTAAAGCTGTCTGTGCTGTAACATCATTAAGCAATGTAGATACAACATCAGTTGACTCTTTAGATAGATTTTGAAGATCTTTACCAGCCGGCTGAGTTGTTGGTGCCTCACCTTCAGTAAATAGATCACTATTTAATTTAAACATTTTATTTAACATATCAATAGAAATTGTCTTTTGATTTTTCTTACCATATGGTTTTATTGTAACTGTACCTTTAACTATATCAATACTGCTAATAACTGCTGTCTCAAATGGCTCTAAAAATACTTCACCTCTATTCTTACCTTTGTCTGCAAATATAGTACTTTCACTGTGAACTTGGTTTCCGATACTCCAAGATTTTTCTTGCGTTGCAGCTTTTCCCCCTGAAAGTAAGTTACTCCTTTTTTGTTCTAACATTTGCTGCACTTGGAACAACTCATCAGCTGTCATGTCAAGAGAGTTTATACCAAGTTGAAGTTCAATAAAGTCTAACTGATCTGTGTCTTTAGCTTTGTTTATTCTATCCTCATACTCTTTAACGTTTGCAGAAGTATCAGTTGGAGTTCCTGTTGGTACACCGCTACCTTCTTCATAGTCAGTAGGTTCTACTTGTTCTCCCTCAGCTTTATTTACTATGTTAGATACACTTGGAGAAACAGGTACACTACTAATAGTAGGTTTAGACTTTAATGGTATGACACTGTCTATTTGAGCCTGCATTTCTGGAGAAATAGGTAGGTCAATAAGTATCTTACCTGCTTTAAGTGCATTAGGTGAACTTGGTCTTGAAGCTTTTAATATCTTACCTGTATTTCTATCTATTTGAGTTTCAACTGGTAATATTTTTGGAATAGCTTTAACACCAATCATATTGTATAACAAGTTTACATAAGATGCTTGTTGCAATGTATTAGATACTTTGCTTGAATAATATTCACTGTTAGGATCATTATACTTATCCCACTTATCTTGCTTACCTGTTTTTAAATCTACTATGTAAAAGTTTTTACCATCAGATAGTAGGAAGTCAATCTCCCCGGCAACATTTGCATCCTTGTCATACACAACAAGACCTCTGGATACTATAATTAATTTATTAGTATCCATCCATTGTTTCATAATCTGGAATAAACCATTTTCACCAAACAGGTTTTCATAAGCTTCCTCACTAATTTTATCTGCTTCAAATTTTGGTTTTCTACCTGCAAGAAACTCTTTAGATAAGTCATCTATGTATGTTCCTGCATCTGTCTCTTCATTGTATGTTTTTTCTGTTACTGCTCTTTCTACACTTTCTAAAAGTGTATCTGGAGTTTGTTGAGCTTTTTTAACCTCAGAAGGTGTGACATCTGGAAGCCCGGCAGATAATTGTAACAACATATTAGACTGGGCATCACTCATCTCATTAGGGTATCCCTGGTACCCTGAAGCATCATTCCAGTCAGCAATTATCTTATTCAGCTCTTCTTTAGATTTTATTTGACCTGACTTGATAGCATTTTGTAAATTACCAAAGAATATAAATGATAAGTTAGGACCTGTAATACCTATTTGGTTTCTTGAAGTAGCAACTAACTCTTCATAAGTTACAGGAGTTTCAACAGGAACTTCTTCTTGAATTTGGCTCTCAATTGCAGCTATCTGATTTCTTATTTTCTGAGCTAATTCAGGATTACCAAACTCACCTTCTTCTACTTTAAGATCTTCTCTTAAACTATTAAGTTGAAGTTTAAGTACATCTTGATCTGCAGAAGTTATAGTCATTAACTCTTTTATTTCTTCTGCAAGAGCTTCATATGTTTTTTCACTGAATCCAGGAAGCTTGGCCTCTCTTAATTGATTTATAAAAGCATCTACACCTTTACCTTGACCAATTGTCATGTTAAATGCAACTCTAACATCTTCCATTTTCTTGTAAGCATATTTCTCACCTTTAAGGCTTTCAATAACATTACTTACTCTTCTTAAAATATCACCCTCTACATCATAGCCGGTTTTCATTGCTTTAATCTTCTCCTGTTCCTTAAGCAGTAAATCTATTTTAGCTTTAGCTGCTTGGAGCTCAGGACTCATCTCACCAATTCTTTTGTTCTCTATATATGTAGAAAGTATGTTAGCTTTACTTTTATAAATAGCCAAGTTCTTTCTCTCTTCATCTGTAAGTTGATCTGCAGGTTTTGCACCCAACTCAGCAATTAAAAATCTATATCTCTGTAGTGTAGTATCTAATATAGCATCAGTAGCATCATCTGCAGATATTACTTCTCCATTAGGTAAAGTAATAGATGGTACAACCACTTCTCCAGCAGGTGTTGTTGCTGCTTGTAGCTTTTTATCTTTTACATATTTCTCAATTATCTCTAATGCTTCTGACTCAGATTTAATAAATGTTGCAAACTTGTTTTGTAAATCTTCTTCAGTAAGATTATCCGGAAACATACTTTTATTTTCTGGTCTTGCTCTGTACTCATCATATGCATCAACAAGCTGTTGTTTTAATTCTGGAGGCATTGCTTCTATTGGGGTATCAGCATTGATTGCATCTAACTCAGCTATTTGTTCTGCTGTGAACGGTTTAATACCTTCTTCAATAGCTTTTTCTGCAGCCTCAGCTCTTAAAGCATCATATCTCTTTTTTACTTCTGCTACATCTTCATCAGTTGGTCTGTTTAATATTTCAAATATTTCACCACTGTTAAACTTGATATCTAATTTTAAGTCAACAGCTTCCCCTTCTGCATTATCATATTTTAATATACCATCCTGATCTTTAAAAAACACAGCTGTTTTTTGTACTCCATCTTCTTCATAAGTAACATCAACACTTTGACCATTAGATAATTGATCATTGATAACATTTATGCTAAAATTTTTTTTGTTATCTATTTTTCTTACAACTACTTTAGTAGGTACTTTAGGTAATTTATTTATTTCAGATAACTCTTCTGCATCAAGTCTTGCTAATTCTTCTTTTTGTTTTTCACTAGCAGGTTTATTAGCTTCAAGTATTTGTTGCATAACAGATAAGCCCATGAATCTATTAGCCACTTGCTCATATATAGGACTACCTTTTTTTATTACTCTTTTGTTTACATCATCAAAAAATTCAGTAGGTATCACTCCTGTTTCTTTAAATTCTGCAAATGCCTCTAAGTCAACATAAATACCAATACCAGCCATATCATTAAGCAGCTGATTAAACTTAAGTGTCTCAAGTTGCTTATTAATGTTTTCCCGGATATAGTCTTCTCTGTTGTTCCACATTTCATACATCCAGTCATATGTTCTATCCACATGCTCCATGAAACCTTCTGGATCATTCATCATGTTTATAGCATCAGATAACTTGTTTGCTTCTTTACCAAGCTTATAGTAATCCACTAGTTTTTCAAAAGCCTCATCAATACTATCATTTAATATAATGTCATCACTTTGTTTAGCTAATGACTTCATGTATTTTTTAAATGAAGACTCTAGTTTATTTATAACTTTATCATCTAGCTCTAACCTCTTAGCTTTTTCTTCTTCAGTACCCGGTTCAACCATACCTTGTTCAAAGAAATGAGACATGAAGTTTTCATAGTCTTGCTGATATTCTTTTAAAATACCCAATGTGTTTTCAGTCTCTTTTAGTTTTTTCTTAGATACTGAATCTGTCATTCCTTTTAAACCTTCAACTTCACTTTCAAGAATCTGTATTTCACCCAGCATTCTATCATCTTTTAATAAAGCTTGAACTCTATTGGGATCTATTTTACCAAGTAATTCTTCTTGAGCAATAGCTTGGTAAATACTTTGCATCCTAGTTACAGTATCCTTATAATTCTCATGATAGAAAATTAAATTCTTTTTACCCTCCTCCCATGCTGCATGATATACAGAAGCTTTCTCATACTCTTTAGTTCCTTCCTCATAGTCATTAAGATCTATAGGACTAGGGAATTTTTCATTGTATTCTTTATATGTTTTCTCTATTTCTTTGGCTCTACTGATTACCTTATCTAGTTTTTCAACATGACCCTCAGCTTGTTCAACAGTAATACCAACAGCTTCAGCATACTCTTCAGTAGTCAATTCTTTTAAAGATTCCATATAGTCAGTCCATATTTCAAGACTGTCCATTTTAATTAAGTCTGTTACATTTTTAATAACTGCTTCTTCTTTAGCATCTCTTTCTACTTTAGTATCTCCTGTATCTATAACATTAGCTAATTCAGTTTGTGTACCTAAAGTAAATACTTTTGACTGAAGGAAATCAAGAGGATTCTTAGCCATGGTATTATTAACTGACTTAGTCATTCTATCTACATACCCATCAATCTTAGCTTTATGTGCTTTATACATGTCATTTTTAAAAACTTGCATGTATTTTTCTTGAGCAAAAGGAATAGCTCTATTTAACGGATAAGCAAAAGCACCCATCACAAAACCAGATGCAAATGTCTCAAGACCTTGAGCACTAGCTTGTTTACTAAAACCTTCACCTAATATTTCACCAAATGTTTTATCAGTTTTAAGTTCAGCTAACTGAGCTTTAGTATAATAATAAGATGAAGCAGGTTGAGAATAAAATGCTTGTAAGTGATAGTTTCTAGATGTGTCAGCAATAACTTCTTGTAGTACTTCTTGAGCACCTTCCATTAAGTTAGCTTTAGTATAACCTATAGCAGCTTTAACTGTTTTTTGAACACCTTGTTTCTTAGCTGTTGCCCACGCACCTTTTACAGTAGTTAACTTTGGAGTAAGTAATTCTTTACCAGACTTTAGTGTTTTCTTTGTAAACTCTCTTACAGTTGACTGACCTGCCATCTTTTGAACTTCAGCAACTTTTTTTGAAAGCATTCTAGACAAACCAGATTTAGGATTAAGCACATTACCAAAGGAAACTTTATTACTTGCATAAATAAGCAGTGTGTTAGCAAGCATTGAATCTTTAGAAGCTTGTTCTGCTTGTGCCATCATAGCATCTCTCAATGCTTGTGGTGGCATCTTACCATTGTTTCTAGATCTATAATCTTTAACCAATTGGTCATATGTATCATTTCTTGCAAATCCACCCTCAAGTCTAGCTTCAGATAAGGCCATAT